AACCTGTACAGACAGAGGAAGATGAACCACAGGAATCCTCAGATTAGTGACACGATGGGTTGGAGAACTACGGCTGTGTCAAAGCCTTTGGCTATTGACGAACTGAATGCCGCAATGAACTGCGGACATTTGTGCGTGAAGCCAACGGCAAGATGCATGGCTCTCCCCATGACGACCGTGTTATGTCGCTGGCAATCACAAACCAGATGCTGAAGTATGTCTGGCTACCGGAATACCGCCATGACCTTGAGCCAAGGAAGAACTCATTGGGCTGGTGGGAGCGCTACATAATCAAGGATGAACAGCCAAAAAGAGCAGCAATTGGTTCATTCAACGTTTCCAAGTAACGGAAAGCACCTATATTGATGAGAACGTACCGTTGTTTGACCTGTTTATCAGAATTCGAGGCAGATGAACTCCCTAGAAGGGGTTCAATCTGCTTTAAGTGTCATGTCAAAACTATTCGTCTTGGGTTCACACATGGTCAGGAAGATTTCCATGGACCGACAATTGGCGAGCGTCAGCGCCAAACTGTGGCAGATGCAAAGGCTAATGGCATCAATGCCGAGCCTGTGACGAATTGGATGTAATGAGGTGGAGAACGTTTGGGTACCGTTGGCGGTCGCAATCATCACGGGCCCTGTTGTGGTGGTACTCCAAAAGTTACGGAAAGAAAACACTGAACAACATGCAGAAGGAAGAATCCTTCTCAAAATGATTGGTACCAAAGTAGACAGAGTTGCAGAAAAATTAGACAACCATATTGGTTGGCATGATGGTCAGAAGGACAAATAATGGCACGCACATCTAATTCAGAAATCATTACCAAGTACCGAAACAAGATTGAACAGTCACGCCGTTGGAGGCGTGAGGATGCCCTTGATGATTTGTGGAAGCGCATGATTGACATGTACCGTGGCAAGCACTTTCATACGGAAACTGAAGAAGACCGTTTGTTGATTAACATGGCGTTTGCAACCATCAACGTTATTTCACCTAGCGTTTCGGTNAACCATCCAAAGATTACGGTTAATGCTCGAAAGCATACTGATGCTCCTAAAGCAATTGTTACNGAGGCTGTTGTNAACTATTGGTGGAGACACTATGACTGCCAAAAGGAATTTCGTCGTGCAGTAAAAGACATGCTCATCATNGGTCANGGTTGGATTAAGACNGGTTATCGNTTTGTTGAAAAGACAGAAGAAGACTACGACTTCTCTGACGAGCTTGCATCTGCAGCACCTGAATCAATCACAGAATCAGAAATCATTATTACCGAGGACCGACCATTCGTGGAACGCATCTCTCCCTTTGATGTGTTTGTTGATGCTGATGCTACAAGCATGTCTGACATTAAGTGGATTGCTCAGCGTGTCCGTAGACCGTTGAAGGATGTAAAGAAAGATAAGCGATACAACTCTGGTGCACGCCAAGAGGCGTCACCATCGCATTACTCCAAGTGGAGTGCAGACGACTGGAAGGGTACAGTTCGCCCTCGTCGTTCAGAAAGTGGCGATGACGCTTATGTAGAAATCTGGGAGTTCTACGACATTGAGCGTGGAACCATGTCTGTGTTCTGTGATGGTGGAGACAAGTTCCTTGTCAACCCAATGAAGATTCCATTCGCATTCGGACACCCATTTGTTATGTTGCGCAACTATGAAGTACCAGAGTACTTCTACACGATGGGTGAACTTGAAGCAATTGAACCGTTGCAACAAGAACTCAACCAAACTCGTACACAGATGATGAACCATCGTAAGCGTTTCTCACGCAAGTGGTTGTACAAGGATTCAGCATTTGACGCTGATGGTCGTGCAGCACTTGAATCAGATGAAGACAACGTAATGGTCCCTGTTGTGTCTGAAGAAGGACTGAACAATGTCATTGTCCCAATGCCAGCGGTTATCAGCCCACCAGAGTTCTACAACCAGTCGAATCTCATCTCAGACGATATCAACACTGTGTCTGGTGTTTCTGAATACATGCGTGGTGGTTTGCCAGAGATTCGTCGTACAGCAACTGAAGCGGCAATCTCCCAAGATGCCGCAAACGCTCGTGCATCAGACAAGTTGGCAATCATTGAACGTGCAATCGGTGACTGCGCACGCCGTCTTGTAATGCTGGCACAGCAATACATGACAGGCGAAGCGGCTGTCCGTGTTGTAGGTCAAGAAGAGAACTATGTTTGGCTGAACTTTGACCGTGACTACATCCAAGGCGAGTTTGACTTTGAAGTTGAGGGTGGTTCTACCGCCCCGGTAAACGAGTCATTCCGTCGTCAGATGGCGTTGCAAGTTGTTGATGCAATGGCACCGTTTGCTGGTGCTGGAATTATTGACATGCCTAAGTTGGCTAACTATGTCTTGCAGTATGGCTTTGGTATCAAAAATGCCGCATCGTTTGTGATGCAACCTGAGTTGCCAGCACAGCCGATTGGCCCTCAGGGAGCACCTCCACCACCTGAAGAGATGCCAATGCAGGGTGCACCAATGCCTCAGGAGATTCCTGCTGGCTTACCACCTCAGGCAGCAATGGAAGGCATGCCACCAACTGGAGGAATGCCAATGCCTAGCAACATCCCACCAGAGATACTCTCACAGCTTTTGGCAAGTGGTTCACCACTTCCAAATACACAGTTACCCCCAAATCTGGGATAAAGGTAACGATTAAACCATACCTATAGAGCAACCCATGGAGGACTCAAACGTAATGAGCGATATACAAGACAATGAAATCTTGGTGGACCAAGCCCCTTTGGAAGAAGGACAAGTTCAGGAAGCACAAGATGTAGTTGAAACCCTCACACAAGAGGAAATCGACCTACTTCCCGTAGACGAGTTCGGTGACAAATATGTTGCTGTGACTGTAAACGGTGAAGAAGTGAAAGTTCCACTCAAAGAGGCGCTTTCTGGATACCAGCGTCAAGCGGACTATACCCGCAAGACACAGGAACTCAGTGAGCAAAAGCGACAGTTCCAATTTGGGGCGGCTTTGCAAGAAGCCTTGCAGAACGACCCAAAGGCAACACTTGACCTGCTTTCACAACACTACGGTGTAGGACAGCAAACTTCCGATGAGGAAGAACTGTACATGGACCCTGTGGAGAAGCAGTACAAGCAGTTGGAACAGCGAATCCAAGCTTTCGAACAAGCGAAAGCAATGGATGAGTTGGATAAGACCATCAGTTCGCTACAAACAAGATACGGTTCGGACTTCAATGCTGATGAAGTTGTAGCCAAGGCTCTCGCCATTGGCTCTTCTGATTTAGAGGCTGTCTACAAGCAAATTGCTTTTGACCGGGTGTATGAGGATGCGTCTGCTGTTCGCTCTCTTCGTGAGAAGAAGGCACAGGAGCAGGCACAAGTCACGCAGTCCAAGCGTCAAGCGCAGTTGTGAGTGGTGGGTCTACGGCAGTGAGTGCGGATGTATCTTCAAAACCAATCACATCATTGCGAGATGCCTTTGAAGCCGCAAAACGGCAGATGAGCGTCTAGCTTCTAATAAGGAGAAAACTTCATGTCAAACCCAAACTTTGATGCGTTGCTCAGTACAACGCTCGCTAACTACCGTGCACAGTTGACCGACAACGTCTTCAGCGCACGCCCACTCACCTACCATCTGATGGACAAGGGTCGCATTCGTATGCTTAACGGCGGTACGAAGATTGTTGAGCCACTCATCTACGGCAAGAACTCAACTGTGGCTTCGTACTCAGGGTACGACACAATTGCGTTGACCGCACAAGATGGCATCTCGGCTGCTGAGTACGAATGGAAGCAGTACGCTGCATCCATCGCAATCAGCGGTATCGAAGAAGCAAAGAACAACGGCGAACAGGAAATCATCAACCTGTTGGAAGCAAAAATCATGCAGGCTGAAGAGTCAATGCGTGAAGGCTTCAACCAGATGTTCTTCGGTGACGGAACTGGCAACAGCGGAAAGAACTGGAACGGTCTCGGAAACATCATTGAGGCTTCCGGAACTGTTGGCGGTATCAACCGTGCAACTGCTGGCAACGAGTACTGGCGTTCGTACGAGGAAAACACCGCAGGTGCTTTGACCCTCGCACAAATGGCAACGGCGTACAACAGCGTGTCTGTTGGTAACGACCACCCAGACATGGTTCTTACAACTCAGACTTTGTTTGAGAAGTACGAAGCANTNTTGCAACCACANNTNCGNTACACGGACACCAAGACTGCAGATGCTGGATTCCAGAACCTGTTGTTCAAGGCTGCTCCTGTAACCTACGATGTGCATGCACCTGCTGGAACGATGTTCTTCATCAACAGCAAGTACATCTCACTCGTCGGTCACTCAGGCAAGTGGTTCTCGCAGACAGAGTTCGTGCGCCCAGAAAACTTGGATGCACGTTACGCTCTCATCATGTGCTACGGCAACTTGACTTGCCGTAACGCAGCGAAGCAGGGCAAGCTCACTGCAAAGACTGCGTAAGTAGTCAATGACTTCGGGGGGTGGGCAGAAACCCACCCCCCTTATTCAAAGGAGAAAAAATGCCAGTTAAATACTCAATTCTTTCTAGTCATGCGGATGCAAGTCCTAAGTCTGGAACCAAGACCTCTGTTTACCCAAAGGGTAAAAGTGGCAAGCAAGTCAAATCAAAATCCAAGAAGAAGTACTAGGAGAAGAAATGCCAAGCAAATCAGATAAGGCTTACACACTTCGCATGACGAAGCAAGCACAAAAGAAAGTAGCCAACAGCAAGCCAAGTCAGGAAAAGTCAAAGCCTAATTTCAAGCCGGGCGGAAACTTCTCGACTGGTCGTGCGATTAAGGCTCAACCAGAAACACGCAAGAAGGCTTCAAAGTCTGCTGGTGCTGCTGGTGCAAGCAAGGAAAAGCGCACCGTTGGTAAGCCAACTGGTGCACGTGACAAAAACCGTCGCACCTACTAAGTAATTCCCCATTATCGCTTAGGTGGTAATGTCCAAACCCCCTGCCGAAAGGTGGGGGGTTTTGTGGAGTATGTAACAAACTGGGGTAAAAGGGATGATTAAAAACTCTAAACCAGCTCACGCCCTATACGGAGAACCAGTTACTGGTTATCGTTTGGCTCCAACTACTGGTGCAAAGATTGCTGCACCTTCTGCGCCCTATATCGGTCGCAACCGTTGCATAGCAAACGAAGACACCTGTGAGGGTCCAAAGGCTAAGGGCACAGATTTTTGTGTAGGTCATTTGCGTTCGCAGGGCGCCGCTAAATGATTACCCTGAACCAACTGCGCACACAGGTGCGCAATATGGCTGACCTTGATGAAACGGATTTGCCGAACTCGGTCATTGACCAGTTCGCCCGTGAAGGTTTCCAGCGCATCTATTCGCTAGAGCGTAGGTGGCCGTATCTGCAGAAGAGTTTCACCTTGACGACCACCTCTGGTGTTCGTGCATACACAATTGAGAA